CCCCCATGGGGGGCGATAATCCGAGGAATGTTCCGTGGCAGCCACCGCATTCTCCTTGGATCCTAACTTCGCCTTCTTAATTAGTAATAATTAAGGAGGGTCGGTCCTGATCCTTGAAGATGGGGATCCGGGTGATTCATCCCCAAAAATGAACCCGAGACAGACCGGGGCTTATACCTCGATCTGTCCACATCCTTAACAATCTTTATCGTGCTAAAAATTAAGTTAAACCTTGCAAGGATTGTTGTTACTTTCCTTGATAGGGCATACTTAAGAGTTAGAGTCGATAAAGGGGTAGTCGAGCAATGGACTAGGCTTATCATTAATCGGGAGTCAACACGTGGTGGCGTGGACACAGTCGGCTGGATCAAAGCGATCAAGCTGGCGTGTACGCGCTACATGTGCGGACAACCTTTAAATGAGTCGCCTGGATTTGGGGTTCAACTTGACCAAGACGGACTCCCGTTGGGGGTCCAATTGGTTGAGTTGTTCCGTAACAAGTCTCGTCCCCATCTACGACTTGGATTGACCCTGTTAGGGTTTGTCCGCCTCGTAGAGGGTACGAAAAAGCCCGACCTAGATCCTATCACTTTGCCCGCGACTCCTTATCCCTCTGATTTAGAGGTAGAGTTAGCGGCCATTGTGAAGGATTTAGGCTGGAGCTTGACCGTTCCTGAATGGGAACGGCCGCATGTTACAACCAAATCTGGTCCCAATGCTCAAGCTTTGGTCGGATCAATCGAGGACGCTCACCTCCTAACAGAAAAGCAGATTGACAACCTGCGTATCTGTGGGGGGGATGAGTTAGTCCGAACGATTGGTGTGATCCGATCACTCAGCGTCCCTACCTGGTGTGAGTTAGTTAAGATAAAAACCAAAGGGATTTTATCAAGACTTTCTTACATCAAGGACAAGGAAGCCAAATGTCGAATCGTTGCTATCCTTGACTATTGGACACAATCTTGTTTTGAGCCTCTTCATAAGGCGCAGTTTGCGCTTTTGAGGAGCCTTAAACCGGATTGTACCTTTAATCAAGGTAGCTTCCGAACCAAACTACCGCTTCGAGGGCCGTATTACTCTTGTGATCTAAGTTCTGCGACAGATAGACTCCCTGTAACCCTACAGAGAGCGATCCTAGCAGTTCTTGTTTCACCGGAGTACGCGGCTGCATGGTATGAGTTGCTATGTACCCGAGAGTATATTCTTCCACGGGGAGCTGGATCCGTAAAATACGGAGCTGGCCAACCTATGGGAGCTTATAGTTCTTGG